ATTTCATATTAAAATCCACCAAATTTCCCACAATATTATAGCAAAATACCACTATTTAGACCTCTTAATCCACGAAATTTCGACCCGATTTACCAGTTTATTATCCGTTTGATACCTGTCAGCAACCCTAACAAGGTATTCAAAACCGCTAATTTTAGCCCGAATAACCTCTCCATAAAGCGTGGTAAGGACCGGATTTCGGCTCAATACAAGCTTCCATCCAGTCACTAAACCCTGCTTATCATGAATATAAACCGCGTCAAATGCATCGAGGACTATAGGATTTGTATTCTTTTTACCCATAGTCCCACCAACTATTTCCGTATATTTTCAGTATCTGTGGTAATCTTACCGTCCGGCTCAACAGTAAATGCTGGCTTAGTATCAAGGCGTCCATCAGGAAGTAGTTTATACCAACCATCGTTGTAGCGGATAAATAGATCAGATTGCATGTCGCCGTTATTAGGATCAAGGTAATACCAGTCTTCAAAGTATTTGACCCAACCGGTTTCCATAGCACCGCTTCGATCGAAGTAATACCATTTACCACCGATTTTCTTCCAAGAAGTGGCCATATAGCCATCCTTGTCGAACCAATACCAATGACCATCAGTGTGTTTCAACCAGCGTTCAGAATACATATATCCTTCTTCATCGAAGTAGAACCATGAGTGATTATCTTCAATATACTCGAAGCGACCAGCAGGATATGTACCGTTACCACGCGCCCACCAGTAACCTTTAGAGTCTTCCTGCCAGCCTTTCTTAACAGGTGCAGGATTAGCATCTGGATTTGTCAAGCGATATACATAGTAGTAAGGCTTGCCTGCATACGCCCACCTTTCATCATGGTCATTTACAGAAATACCGTCGTAAGGATAGTTACAGTGGATGATGTTATCGCCGTCGATAAAAATACCGGTGTGTCCACCAGCACCTGAGGAATAACCTTTACGCCCCCAGATGAATACGTCACCACGCTGAGCAGTGAATGGTGTGTTTTCGGAAATCAATTCGAATCCATTTGCGATCAACCAAGCATGTTGATACTCGGTATTTACAGCCCAACCAGCAGAGGCTGCACCTGCGCTACGATATGCGTAGTATACGGCTGATGAGCAATCGTAAGAGTCATCTCCATCACGAGATGTCATACTGTAGGACACTTGTCCTTTTCGAGCGTACATCCAATCAATTGCTGTGTTAATGTCAATTGTCATTTAGTTTTTCTCCTTTAGTTTGTTTATATGTTTCGTTTGAGTTTTCGTCAATAAACGAGGGATCGTAAATTATCTTTTCTTCAGGGTATCGTCGAATAAATTTCATAATTTACCTCCACTTCGATATTCAGGTCTAAGACCTGGTGGGATATAATTTGGATGATAGTTTTTAATACCCTCAAGCAATGAGTTATCCTTGACAGCCTTCTCAGAAATACCAATTTGCTTCTTGATACTACTGAAAGTTTCAGAGTCGACAAAATGGATAGGATTTCCATTCTTATCAAATTCCTTTCTTCCAGGTTTACCAATTCGAATTTCACCTTGATACCCTGAATCATTTCCAAAACGGTTATCCCATTTCTTAAGTTTTTTCTTATCTTCCTCTAGACGAGTGAGTTTAAGGGCCTTAACAATAAATTTGATATTGGCTCGGACAGTAGTGATTATGGTTGTTACCATGTCCTTATCAATACCGGTCGACTGGATGTTTGTCTCAAACTCTTCGAATTTGTCTTCTTCAATAATGTATATAGAAAGAAATTCAATTTGGTTCTTCATCAAGATTAGATAATGTCCGTATTGGTCAATATCTTTTGAGCTCTTTAATAGGTTATAGTATCGTTCGATTTCTTTTATATACACTTCTACCGAACTAATACCTGTGTAAAATTTGGTCAAAACTATCACTCCTTCTTAGCCAATGCGTCACTTGCAAATTGGATAAAATGCTCCAAACCTTCTTTAGTTAGATTAGGAATAATACAGTCCAAAGCTAACAAAAGGTCATACCCATTTACAGATTCGGATGTTTTGTTCTTGTAATCCAATATCGCCAAAGGCTTAATATCGTCCTTAGCAGCACCACTTGTGAGAAGAACTTTAATATGTTCGTTCTGTTTAACGAACAACTCCTCCAGATCCTCATAGATATTTTTAGCCTCTTCCTTACGAGGAATTTCGGGAATATGCCCCGGTTCCAAATCAAAACAATCCATACCAGTCTGTCTAGACAATAAGGCTCTAGATTTACCAATACCCCTTGGGATTTTGTATCCTCGGGCAACAGTTGGAGTATTTAGAAGTCTTAGTAAGGTTAATTTTAACGCCGGATCTTCAAGAATTTCAGGACTAATATTTGTATTGTCCGAAATCTTTACTCGTGGATATGGATTAATCAAAGATTCAGGGTAAAATTCTGCAATATTTGCCATAACGACCTCCTACAGTCTAAACGGAAAGATCATACCAAGAACCGTACGTTTGCGTTCGGGCTCTTCTTCAGGTTCCTTAAGATCTTCTAGAATATCATCTGGAATATGGAACTTCTTGTTTAGGAATTCAGGTTTCTTATTCTCAGGTTCATCCGAGATTTTGTAAGCAGCAGATACAATTGATTGAAGAAGATGATTTTTCTCAGCAACTCGTAGATTAGGATAGTCATTTACAATACTTGCAATTTCACTGAAGTCAATATTCCCAGTTAAAACCAAAGCCGCGATCTGTTCATATTTTTCTTCTCGATAAGAGCAGTAAGTCAATCTTTTAGACAAAGGAATATTTTGGTCACGACAAATAATGATGTTGTCGAATAGATCATTAAGAGTTGATTTAGCAATATCTAAAAATGTATTGTTGAATATCTCTTTAACTGGATTATATAATTGAAAGATTAACACATCAGGATTTAATTTTACATAAGTATGAATCAAATCAACCATACCTTGTTTTGAAATAGGAGCATCTTCAATTATAGAACGTAGACGACTTATAATTTCCTCAAGCTCTTTATAATCTTCTTCGGTCATATTGAACTCTTCAATTTTGTAATGAAATTTTTCAACCTGTTTCAAAAGTGAAACCACTTCTTCACCTTCAACATTTTCTACCCGTTCTTTTTTAAGATAGTAAAAATGGCGCATAATAATCCCATAAATCCAGTCTTTAAGTTCGTATGGAATATCTTTACGAGTACACATATAGTTATTAATAACCGCACCACCCTCTTCTTCGGTTTGTGATTCCACAATAGCCTTAGCAATAAGTCCTGCTTCGTCGGAAATATCAATTGGTACAAGCATCTCATCTTTATCGATCTTCATTTGGACAACTCTAAAAATATTTGATAACATATTAAGTACATAATTTCTAGGGTCAATATTTTCTACTTTACTAGGTATATGTTTATTAAACTCTTTTTCCATTTCAGCACTACGCGACATAACGTTTTTCGCATCTTGGACATTATATTTAATAACATCAATCATATCGGGACAGCATGAAGTTTCACCATCTTCCTCCCGAATTCCACGTAACCAGCACGCAGTCATAGCAGCATAGTTAGATAGGTCCTCAAGGGTATCTAGGAGGCTCTCAGAGCCCACCTGCTGCGTTTTAGACTCGTCTGTTAGGGATTCTAAGCGCTTCATCTTATCGCTCATACGGACGATGCTAGCGACGATTCCGAATTGGTCCAAAGACTCCTCGAATGAGTTACCATAGTCGTGATTTTTACGACAGAACGTGTCATATTGGTTATCGTATTGATTTTTCATTGTTTGTGGGTTTAGTTTAGTCATTTTTCTTTCCTCCAATTAGTTTTCTCACAAGTTCATTAACGCGTTTAGCATTTTCTTCTACATATTTGATGTAGTCTTCAATAGGTTCGTTATTCAAACCAAGTACCTACTTTCATTCCGTTTTGTAGTTTGTCTAGTCGAATGATATTACGACGAGGAATACTAAGACTAGCAAGATCACGATTTTCAATAGTTTTAAAGTAATTGATAATAACATTACCGTCAATATGCTTTTCAAAAAGGATACTTTCAACGGCGTCAATTTTCAATTCTTTTGTTTCAACTTCCCTACCGTACTCAATCCATCGTACAAAGCAACCGTAAATAGCGTCTTTATCATAGCCTCGGATAACTGTGTCTTCATTGAAGAATGAGTTTCGATCGACCGTTCCATCGAATTCTAGACATCCAATGTAATGCTTTTCTGGAATATGAAGAGTTGTTCTTACTTTGCTACGCTCATCAGTATAGATTATGGTAACAATGCCATCTTCGACCATGAAGGATTCCACACCGCTCTTCAAATTGCGATAAATTTTACCAGTAGTATCATGATATTCCTTACGAAATTCTTCACTTACCATCACCAAAAGTTCTTTCATCATTTCACTTCTCCTCAATATTAATAATATCATCTTTATGAATTCTATACACGATAGACTCATATCCAAATTTAGATGTTATCTCCAACATCTGATTAACCGTCCACATAGCTATAGATTTAACATTCTGAAATTCTGTGGTTTCCTCCTCATCCGTATCGTCAAGATATGTGATGGAGATTTTTACCATAGGGTCAAACCTAATAAAATGTTGTTCCTTAAGTCTAATAAATAAGGGACCGTTCCCCTGTTTGAAAGGAACGGCAAACCCTCTATTCGGACCGACAGAATGACTTTTTATATCATAAGATTCCATACATCTACCTCAATTTAAGGTAATCAATCACACGCCAACGCTTAGCTTCTGATTTAGGATAATGATTCTTCATACCATTACGATATGTAACAATCAACTCACCTTCAATTTCTTCAACGTTGACCACGTCTGTGTCAATATAGAACCGGAATTTGTCGTCATCTACTTCGCGCTCAATAACAAAGGAAACATTCTTACTATTCCAAACAGGAGTGTAAATATCAGTGTACAATCCAAGGTAATTGTGTAAATCCTTAGCATTAACAAATGCTTGAATGTCAACAATATAGCGACGAGCAATTGTGGTGGTCATTTCCAAAACAATGCAATCCCTAGTCAGAACACGATGCTCAATATAAAGAAAATCATCTGTTACATGAAAGTCTTTAACATCTAGAAAGATGTTACTGGCATTAGGCTTTTCGGCAGTATAAGATTTTGTTAGTGTTAAATATAGTGCTCCCATTATTAATCCCACCATCTCTTTCCTATTAATAAGTTCTTAAATTGTTCATCTGTGATTTTGTAGAAATCTTTCAAATCTTCGATATACTTAGTAAAGTATTCGATGTTTTCCAATTCCAGACCTTCATGCTTAACTTTATCGAACTTAGACCAATCAATATAGCTAGGATCAATAGGCCAACCCAAGCTCTTGATCAGAATAAGAGGA